ATAACAACACATTCACAGAAATAGACTCTACAAAAACAGTTGCTCATAACTTATTCTTTGAACCTGATTCTACTCAATCCGTTGGTGCCTGGGACGTTAACGGATCTAGTGGCAATGTTGTAAATTTACGTTCTTCTTGGAAGACTACAAATGAAAAGTTTGCACCAGAATCCAACACATATCTATATGGAATAACATGGACAGGCACAGAGTTTGTCATGCCTTCTTGGAATGAACCCAGAGTTTATTTCAGCACTGATGGCATTACATGGAACGATCAAGAAGATATAACAACCAGTGCTAATATGTATGGGGTGGCGTATGGTAACTCATTGTATATTATTGTAGGAACTAACGGAACGATTTTAACAAGTAGTGATAAAATTACATGGACATCCAGAACCAGTGGAACTACTGAAGCACTATACAATGTGTTGTGGAGTGGCAGTCAGTTTGTCATAGTTGGTACTACCGGCACTATACTAACCAGCAGTGATGGAATTAATTGGACACCTAGAACCAGTGGCACCAGTGAATATCTTTGGGGAATAAATTGGAATGGAACTCAGTATGTTGCCACTGGTGGTACTGGCACTATACTATCCAGCAGTGATGCGATAACTTGGGCATCACAAACTAGTGGAATTAGTAATGGACTACTAGGCATCTACTGGACTGGCACTCAATATCTAGTATCTGGTAATTCTGGAACCATACTAACCAGCAGTGATGGTATAACCTGGACCACAAGAACCAGCGGCACTTCTCAGGATCTGTACCAAATTGCATATGATGGTTCAATATATGTTGCTGTTGGTACTAATCGGGCTATATTTACCAGCACCGATGGCATTGCTTGGACTAATAGAACCAGTTCCAGTACCGCATCAGCCAATAACATAACCAATGTCATACACAATGGAACATTGTTTGTTGCTATTGGGCAAAATAATACAGTATTGACTAGTCTGGATGGAAAAACATGGCGATCTGACGATTTCACACTGCTTAATGTTATCTATGATGGCAGTGATTATTTGGCTGTAGGATTTAATGGGCAATTGTTAAGCAGTAGCGATGGTCAGACATGGCAACAAAAAAATACACGAACACTCGGGCAGATCAGAGCAATTGCAGAAAATGGCACAAATTATGTGGCTGTGGGTAGGTCAGTATTCACAAGTACAGATGCAGACACATGGGATTTTGTAGGGGGTAGTTTTTATTCAGTCATATGGGATGGCAGCAAGTACTTGGCAGTTGGAAGTGCTGCAGGAGCATCAAGTACAGATGGTATAACTTGGACCAGTGTTCCAATAACTGGAAACGAAGTATTTGATATAGTCTCAACTGGCTCACAATATGTTGCAGTTGGAAATAATAGTGGATTGTATTATAGTACTGATGGAGAATCTTGGATAACAAGACCATATCCGGAAGATATTAACACGTTGTATGGAGTTGCATGGAACGGGTCTTTATTTGTTGCAGTGGGAATAAATGGAACAATATATTATAGTAGTGATGGTTTAAATTGGAGTGGCGGTATAGGTAGTGCTGGTAACATAGATGCCAACAGTATTGCCTGGGGTAACTCTGTGTTTGTCGTTGTGGGATCAAGTGGGCGAATAGAAACAAGTGCTACAGGCACTGGATCATGGACTACTAGAACCAGCGGTACCGCCAATAGTTTACGGAAAGTTATCTGGGGTAACAATGAGTTTGTGGCAGTGGGCGATAATGGTACCATACTGACCAGCAGTGATGGCGTTACATGGACAAGTCAGACCAGTGGTACCGCTAATACTTTATATGGAATTGTATGGGAGAGTACACAATATGTGGTAGTAGGCAGTAGTGGAACTATATTAACCAGTAGCGATGCAGTGACTTGGACCGCAAGAACCAGTGGTGTTACTCTATTACTATATAGTATTACATATGGTAACAGTCAATACGTGGCGGTTGGAAATACTGGTGCCATTCTAACAAGTAGTGATGGTGTTACCTGGACTGATAGAACTAAAATAGTAACAGTTTTGCAATATGACGTTATATGGGGCAATAACGAATTTGTCACTGTGGGTTCTACTGGTAGAATTTCCACAAGCAGTAATGGAACAAATTGGACACTACAGACTAGCGGCACATTAAATACGTTGCAAGCAATTAACTGGAACAATACACAATATGTGGTAGTTGGATTTAGTGGTAGAATACTGACCAGCAGTGATGCCATAACCTGGACTACACAAACCAGCGGAACCAGTACAACGTTAAATTCCGTTGCATATAACGGCAGCACATATGCAGTTGTAGGTGAGTCGGGTTTAATACTGTCTAGTAGTGATGCCGTTACATGGACTTCACGCACTAGTGGAACAACACAAGCACTGTACAAAGTTATTTGGGATGGATTAAAATTTATTGCTGTTGGTAACTGGAGCACAATATTGACCAGTATTGATGGCATAAATTGGATATCTGAAAATTTTACCGGTATTGGATTATTAAACGGTATAGCATACGGTGACAATCGTTATGTTGCAGTGGGTAACTTTACACAAATAACAATCAACGATAACGAACCGTTTACACTCACTAAATCCGGCGGAGGAACTGTAGAAACATCTTATCTGGACATTGCCAACAGCACGGCCACACCAGCCAACACTTGGTATGCACGAACTGGAAATGGTGGAGTTGACAGTGGCGGTAACACTGGTTGGATTTTTGCCAATGCACAAAATGTCAGATCAGCCTTATTGATGTTCTTTAATTGACTGAGAAATATATTTCAATATTCGCTGATCGGCACTACGCAAGCTGATGCATACTAAAAGTGCATACATTATATCTATTGGACATTAGATCCAGTGGCTTTACGCTCGATGATAAAGATGAGCGTGTGGACATTGTATATAAATAATCACATATCAGAATTTCAAGGAATGTCCATGCACGATATTGATCAAGAACTAAAGTTAATGCTCCAAGGTAAGTTTGATGAAGCTAGAGTTATATCAGATAAATTAGAAAAACTCGGACCAGAAGGTATACCGGACACAAAAGGTAATTTAGGTAATCCTGATATTTGGGTCAGGCACAGCTTTAATCGTGGCTGGTTTGCAATTCAAGACGGAGACTATCAAACAGGAAGTAAACTACTAGAGGCAGGTAGATTTATTTCCGTATACGGATCTGGCCCGTTAAAAACTAATGCGCCTATTTATAATCCAGATGAGCATGATATACGAGGTAAGTCGATTATTATCTCACTTGAAGGTGGTTACGGAGATGAAGTGATACATGCTAGATTTGCTCAGTCATATAAAAGGCTCGGGGCAGATAAAGTGTATTTGGCATGCGCACCAGAATTAGTCTCAGTGTTCAGTAGAATTCCAGGGGTTGATGGAATTCTGCTACGCAATCAAAGTCATTTAGTTGCACACGATTATTGGGTTCCTGGATTTTCTGCGGGATGGGTAGCTGGACACACGTTTGATGACTTCCCGAACGACGCATATATCACGCCTAGGCAAGAGTCAGTTGATATATGGAAGACCATAATCAACTCTGAAAAAGTTAAAGTGGGCATACGTTGGGCCGGCAATCCAAAATTTGAACATCAACAATTCCGTCGATTCCCTCCTAAGTTTTTGACACAGTTATCTAAGTACGAAAATGTTCAATTATACTCTTTGCAGCGAGACCAGAATATAGTCAAGCTACCTGATAACGTAGTTGATCTTCAATATTTGATGATATCTTGGGAAGACACGGTTGCTGCAATCGCTAATATGGATATCGTCATTACTTCTTGTACTAGCGTAGCACACATAGCGGGCGCTATGGGTAAAGAAACTTGGGTTGTAACTCCTATACTTCCTTATCATACTTGGGCGCACAAAGCACCACATTCGAACACCTCACCTTACTATAAGACGGTGCGCTTGTATCGACAGAAGGACACTGAAAAGTGGAATTCCACCTTTACTGAATTGTATAGAGACTTTGAAGATCGATTTAATTTACCATTCATTGACCATGAAAACTGCGATAAAGTCCCCAAGAAGCTGAATTTAGGTTCTGGCTTTTTGAAACTAGACGGATATATTAACGTAGATAATTTTGAATTATGCGAACCAGACATGCTAGTTGATTTAAATAAACTACCGTGGCCGTTTGAAGATGACGAGTTTCAGCATGTTGTCGCTAAAGATATATTGGAACACTTGGGTGACGAAAAAATTACATTGCTAGACGTAATCAAAGAAATGTATAGAATTTCCGAAAACGGTGCGGTATGGGAAGTTCAATTTCCTCATCATAGGTGTGATCATGCATGGGACGATCCCACTCACCGCAGACCTATCACACCCGCGACTTTTAGGTTGTTCGATCAAAAAAGAGCGATTGATGGCATTAAAGAAGGCAGAAGCGAGACACCGTTGTCTATAATGACCGGCGTTGATTTAGATGTATGCGAAGTCAAGTATAACTATATAGGATTCTGGTTGGAGAAACTGAAAAATAAACAAATCACACCAGAAGAACTTGAATTTGCACTTCATACCCAATGCAACGTAGCTGAATCTACATCGATGCTACTACAAGTTCATAAACCGTGCAGATATTCACTGGAAGAAGCGAAGCAAGCGATCAAAGAACGGCTATTAAAGCCACGGGGCTGACATGAAAATTCATTATGCATTGCAGACATGCGATGTTGGTTCATATCAAGGTCAGCCGAGATTTTGTAGCGACAACAGAACTGAAATTTCTAAGAAGTGCGTGAAATCATTTTTGTTGTCTGTAAAATATTGCTCTGATCACGAACCAGCTTCTATGCATCACATAGCAATAATTGACGATCATTCGACTGCAGAACTGAAAGAATTTTTATACAAATGCAAAGATGAATTTACTTCTAGTAAGATAAAAATCGAAATAATTGAATTAAAGACTAAAACTGGTATTAGAAAAAGCATAGAAGAATGTTATTTGTGGCTAAAAAGAAACGGTGAAGGATTGGTATATCAAGTGCAAGATGATTACCTCTTCACCGAATCCGCGGTATACGAATCTATAAACATGTTCAATCAAGTATTAGCAGAAACAGATCATCAATCTATCATTAGTCCGTTCAACGATGTATATACTTGGTTAACGCAGTACAGAAATAGATCGACACCTCGCGCAATAATGGTAGGACGACATCGGTATTGGATACAATACTATGACATGAGTTGTTCATTTATTACCTCATACAAGCAATTTGTTAAACACTGGGACCTTTATGAAACGTTCTTTGAATTGATCGATCAATACAAAGAAAACGAAAAAAAGGGATTGGATATCTTAGAGAATAGATCATTGAACTACATGTTGACTCAACGTGGTATATTAGGATTAGTTCCGATCAGTAGTCTTGCTTTCCATATGCAAACGGAGAACAACAAAGATCCTCATATAGACTGGAAACCAATCTGGGACAATATTAAAATAGATTGACACTAGACTCGTATGTTAAATATGAGATGAAATATTCCATAGTAATTCCAACCTACAACCATTGCAATGATTTATTAAAGCCCTGTATTGAATCCATTATAAAATATAGCAATATATGGGACATAGAGCTTATTGTATCTGCCAATGGATGCAAAGACGACACTTTAGCATATCTAGGGTCACTAAAAGAAAAGTATAATTATTTAGGATTACAAGATAATCTTAAGGTAATATGGAGTAACGAGGCTTTAGGATACGCCAAAGCAACGAACGCAGGTATAACAGTCGCTACAACTGATTACATTGTTTTGTTGAACAATGATACTGTACTACTACAGCAACCAAAGAATCTTTGGCTTGAATTATTAAAAGCACAGTTCGATAAAAATCACGACGCAGGAATTTCTTGCGTCATGAAATCATTCTCAGAGGCCGCAAATGCTGAGTTTGCTGTATTTTTCTGTGTAATGATACATAAAAAAGTATTCGATAAAATTGGATTAATTAGCTTAGATTATGGTATAGGCGGTAGCGAAGATATTGATTTCTCTATTCAAACAGTAAACGCTGGGTTTAGAATATATGAAGCGGTAGAGAAAATTTGGTCAAACGACAACTCAACATATACTGGTAACTTTCCACTTTATCATAAAGGTGAAGGAACTGTTCATGATACCACACTGGTCTCAAACTGGAATGACATATTCTCAGAAAATTCACTAACCCTAGCTAAGAAGTACAATATAGATTGGTACAATAAACATGTAAACAGTTCCCTAGATACCAGGTTTAAGAGAGACTTGGCTTGGATCAAAGATACCCACGATGAAATATACAGAGAAGTAATTCAAGATAATTGTTATCAATTGACTGAAAAGGCTATGTCAAATAGAAATGTTATAGACATTGGCGCAAACGTAGGCGCATTTTCTATCTTGGCCGCATACTTAGGGGCAAAAAAAGTTATAGCAATTGAACCGGTTCTAGAGACATACAAAAATTTATTTGATAATATAAACAAATCAAAATTGTCCACTATCGTTCCTATGAAGTATTTGGTCTCTGCTCAAAACGGAGACAAGCACAAAATAAGTATCAACGAGAATAGCGGACATAATAGCATGTATAACGTAGATTCTAACTATGAAATAGTAGAAACAGTCACCTTGCATACGTTACTAGAGTCTTTAGACGGAGATGATATACTGTTAAAGCTAGACTGTGAAGGTGCTGAATATGACATATTACTGAGTGCTTCACACGAAGACATGCAACGAATAAACCAAGTTATCATAGAAATACATGCAGACTTACACCCAGAGTATAAAGGGTTCGACATTATCACGAATCAATTAACATCATTCGGGTTTAAGCAAGCTGATTCTAAGCAAATATATGGCTGGAACATTGATAATAACGGCAACGTATATAACATGCATACATTGCCATTCAGAATAGAGATTTGGGATAGATTATAAAATGACAGATAAAAATATATTATGCTCTATTTCAACTAGAGGCAGATATGATACGACACTGCCATTAGCCATTCAATCAGTTGCGATGCAAACGTTGAAGCCTAATAAGTTAGTTATATTTGATGACAACGAAAAACCCAGAGATGTAAGGCAAACACAACACTATCTGTATCTACTTCAGATACTGGATAATATGAATATTCAATGGGAATGGTTGTTCGCTGAAAAGAAGGGCCAGCATTATAATCATCAAAAAGCCAACTCAATGGGTTATAAATGGGTGTGGAGATTAGATGATGACACCATTGCAGAACCTAATGTATTGGAAAGACTATACTCATATGCCGATGACACATTAGGTGCTGTTGGTGGTTCTATTTTAACTCCTCCAGTTCCACATAGTATAAATGCTACCGGCAAGATAGAAAATGTAAACTTAGAGCCCAGTCCACAGTGGGGCAGGATACAAGAAGTTCAAGAAGTTGATCACTTGCATTGTTCGTTCTTGTATAGGGCAAATATTGTAGATTACTGCTTGGCTTTATCCAGGATCGCACACAGAGAAGAAACCTTGTTCACGTATGAACTAAAACAAAAAGGCTACAAGAATTTTATTGTTCCAGATGCTGTTACATGGCATTTAAAGAATAAAGAAGGTGGAATTCGTGACGGACAACGAGAAATGTTTGAGCATGACGATAGGTTATTCAAGAACAAATTGAGTTACTTGGACAAGACCATCGTTGTGTTAGACTGTGGTATGGGAGATCATATAGTTTTCAAGCATGCATTAAAGGATATTAAGAATCCAGAAGTCTTTACTTGTTATCCTGATATAGTGCCTGGTAAATCTATCGCTGAGGCATTAAGTTTATTTGGATCTATTGATAACTATAATATTTACCGCAAAATGGATGAATGGAATTGGAAAGGTAGTTTAGAAGACGCCTTCAGAAAGCTATACATAAAATGATAATCATTTCACCTTATGCCAAAAGAATGCGCAATGGTAAGCCTCATCCAAAAAATTATCCATACTGGACTGAATTACTATCACACATTGATGAAGAAGTAATTCAAGTTGGAGTAGACGGTGAAGACCAATTGGTCGATGACTTTAGAAAAAATCAATCACTGTATAATCTTGCTTTTCTAGTCGGTAAAGCTAAAACTTGGATTTCAGTTGACAGCTTTTTTCAACATTTTTGTTGGGATTTGAAGAAGCCGGGTATTGTTATATTTGGTCAATCTGACCCTAATATCTTTGGGCATCCTGAAAATGTTAATCTATTGAAAGATCGAAAGTATCTGAGAGACCGACAATTTTGGCTATGGGAGCAATGCGAATACAATGAAGACAGTTTCGTGAAGCCTACCGTAATATTGCAAGAGTTGGAAAAGTTCAACATAAAACTAAAGTAATGATTAACATATTTCAACAAACCTACGACGAAAGATTAAAAAGCTGGTACCAACTAAGGTCTTCACTAGACTCTGCACACATAGATACTGTATGCATTGAAGTTGATAAATATTGGCAACGGGTACCATTAGTAAATCATTACTTGCACACTGATTTCATCGATGAATGGCCTACACCTTGGGAATTAGTTTTCGACAACAATTTTTGTGTCTATGCTAGAGCATTGGGAATGATTTATACTCTGTTGCTATTGGGCGTGAAGGGTATTGAATTAGTTGACGCAATAGACGATAATAGCGAAAGTGTGGTATTAGTATTAGTAGACGATGCAAAATATGTGCTTAATTATTGGCCCAATACCGTAGTAAATAACAATCTGCGAGATTNTAAAGTAGTCAAGAGAATTGATATTTCTGCACTAATAACAAAAATAAGGTAACAATGAAAATACACGTTATAAAACGGTCAGGTGTTAAAGAGCCTCTGACCATCGAAAAATGGCAAGCGCAAATAGCAAAAGTGTGTTCTGGTATAGCAGATGTTAGCCAGAGCATGATAGAAATAAAAGCACAACCTCACTTTTATGATGGTATCACCACTAGAGAAATTGACGGCATAACGCTGAGAGCAATAGTCGATCTTATTGATGTTGACAACAATCCTTCGTTGGGTCATACCAACTATCAGTTCGTGGCTGGAAAACAGCGGCTTTCAATGCTGAGAAAAGATATTTACGGGCAATACCAACCACATAAGTTATATGATATAGTAAAAAAGAATGTAGCAGTTGGTTTATATACTAGCGAATTATTGGACTGGTACACCGAAGAAGAATGGAACAAGATGGATGACATCATCGACCATTCTAAGGATGAGCAATACAGCTATGCCGCTATTGAGCAACTTATTGAAAAGTATCTAGTTCGTAACCGCAGCACAAAAGAAATCTATGAAACGCCTCAGATTCGTTATATGGTTGCGTCAGCGACTATCTTTCACAAAGAAGAGCCCAATACGGCT